CATTGGAACATTACAAGCTGGCTATACAGACTTTCACTATTTAAGAGAGATATGGCAAGAGACAACCGAAAAAGACGCACTGATTGGAGTGAGCATGACGGGGATCGGGAGTGGAACGGTGTTAGGATACGACATGGGGAAAGCCGCTCAAGTTGTAAAAAGAGAAAACACAAGAGTCGCGAAACTGATTGGAATTAATAAAGCCGCAAGATGTACAACCGTAAAGCCTGCTGGGACGACATCTCTGGCGTTAGGAACTTCATCTGGTATTCATGCATGGCATAATGATTATTATATCCGTAGGATCAGAGTTGGTAAAAACGAAAGTATGTATAAATACTTAATTGAAAATCATCCTATGTTAGTAGAAGATGAGTATTTCAGACCTCATGACACTGCTGTAATAAGCATACCACAGAAAGCACCTGAAGGATCTATACTTAGGACTGAATCACCTTTTCAACTACTTGAACGTATAAAGAAAGTAGCTACTGAATGGGTTACACCTGGTCATAGGAAAGGATCCAATACTCATAATGTTTCAGCAACAGTTAGTTTAAAAGCTGAGGAATGGGACGATGCTGGTGAGTGGATGTGGGAAAACAGAGAGCATTACAATGGGTTGTCTGTACTACCATTTGATGGTGGTACTTATACTCAAGCTCCTTTCGAAGACATAGATGAAGGAACTTATATAAATAGGTTACAACATTTAACTCAAGTAGATCTAAGTAAAATAGTTGAAACGGAAGATAACACAGACTTATCAGGCGAACTAGCTTGTGCTGGTGGCGCGTGTGAGATTAAATAAATATAAATTTAGTCAAATTAAAAAGGGGACCTCGTATTGAGATCCCCTTTTTTGTTACAGGAACTTTGGGTATGGTGCCCATTTCTTTTGTTCCTTTATTTATAATATTTTTTTACATATGTTCCATCTTGATATATTTCTACTACCATTCCTTTATGATTATCATTTATCTCCTGTCCCATAAAGTTTACAACTTTTTTTATAATTTTTTCTTCTGAACTGATTAAGACTGACACGGGATGAAATGATTCGTGTTGTCCATCGTAATCAGTCTGTTTTAAACGATAATAAGAAATTCCATAAAAAGGATTAGTGTCAATGATACTGTATGACATTTGGGTGTTACTATTCCCAGCTCCTGTCACGGTTTCTACAGTATACCAATTTTCTACATTTACACTACGTTGTACTTCAAAGTAATCATTATTAACTTGAGAAGCAACTTCCCACGTGACAATTACTACTGGGTGTGTTTCACTACCCAAATACTCTGCATTAAAAGAAATAAGATCTATAGGTAAATTAAATGAAGGTGTTCGATATATCATTACTGTAGTACATGTAAGATTATCTAAACAATAGTATTCATTTAAATGTAAATATACTGTACCACTGTAAGGAGCAACCCACCTAAGGTAAGATGTGTATCCTGCACAGCCGTTATAATCATCATTGAAATCTAATAAATTACCTAAACCATCTAACAATGTTATCTGAGTATCATAACTAGCTTGTGTAAAACCATACTGATCACATGTAGAGAATTCATATGTATCTCCTGCTTTAACATTCAACTGTATAACTTCACCAGCCCAATTGCAACTAGAAGCGTAATCCCATGTTTCCTCTATTGGTGTATAAATAAACGATGGATAATAGTTAGTACCATTATTACATTGAGAATATCCTAATAAAAAAGCTAAAGCTAATAATGATGTTAATAAATATTTCATTTCTTTTTATTTTTATATATTTCTTTATCTACTTCTTTACACCAATACAATATTTCATCTACTTTGTTTTCTAATTTTTCAATATGCTTTGTTTGCCACTCTTGCTTTAAATCATATTCAAGTCTTTTAATTTCAGCAGGAGGAAGTGTCTTTGCTTCCTCAATATCAGATTGTAAAGTGTAATACATACCTACGAAAGTAGCAGTTAACATTACTATTTTTATTATACCTTTGAGGTCTAATTTTACTTCTGTTTGTTCACTTATCTTCATTTGTAATTAGAAATATATTTTTTTACCATTCTTCATATAATAATCTACATTCTCAACTTCACCACTTTTTGCTTTAGAACTAGATTTATTTTTATTAGTATTTGGAGTTTTACCTTTAGCAGCATCAGCTCCTTCTTTATCTATCTGCCATTCTGGCCAACCCATAAATAAAGCTATTGACTTCCAAACCTCTTGATCCTCTCTTAACGCGGCTTCGATATTTTCTACTTTTTGAAACAACCTATCAGCAGGAAGCGCTGTAGCTCCTTCAATTACTTTAGCTAAAGATCGCCATGCTGGATTATCTAAACTAAATCCTTTTTCAAATACCTCTTTTCTACGCTTTTTAGAATCAAATGGCCATGCAGCTCCTTTAAAGTGAGTTAGTTTTCTTTTTATAGCAGGAGAAAAACCTAATAACTCTTCCCATGCTTTAGAATATTCTGGTCTTTTTCTTCCACTTCTTTCATATATATCTAAAAAGGTATTTTTTAATACAGATACTGTCATTCCACCCATACCTAGTCCTCTTAATATACTATCAGACATACCATTGTATATATTATTATACATTTTCTCTTCTTCTTCATCGCTTGCATCACCAAAACCTAATGCGAATGCTCCTTGCTGCATAACATTAAACCATAAGTTTTGCATTCCACCATAATATAGTATTCTACTAATATGACTTTTCCAATCTCCTCTACCTTTTACCAGATCTTGAAATGCTCTTTTCTGTAATCTTGAATATTGCATTGGTGTGTTGACAAATTGCAAAACAATTCTTCCTAAGTCTCCTGATTGTTGTTGTGATATTTTACTAGGATCAGACGATTGTTGAGATAGCTCAGATATTTCTTTAAATTCTGTAAACGCTTGTTTCTCTGCTTCAGCTCTAGTTTTACCTTCTTTCTTGATTAAATCATTTACTCTGTTTCTATAAAAAGTAGCACCACCACTAGCAATAGCAAAACTATCCGCAAATTTAGTAGGTAAATATCCTTTCTCAATGATATAGTTTAATACAGCTTTAGCTTTATTTTTACTAGTCTTAGCTGCGTCAGCAATTTCATTTTCTGCAATATTTAATTTCAAACCATTACGTCTATCTACTAAATAATCAGAGTTCATTATATCTACAAAGTCTTTCCAATATTGTTTTTGATTAGCAAAAGCTTTACCTGCTTTAACAGGATTATTAAAACTCCAGTTCATGTAGTTTGTAGCTGATATAGTTTGTAGTAATGCTGATCTCATATTCAAGAACATGATAGCTCCCTGAGACTGATTAATATAATTTAATACTCCATCACTTAATCTATTACCACTTTGTATTCTATTTTTACCAGCTTTCATTCTGGTGATTATATTCTCTAAAGCTTCTCTATATTTTGGACCATATAGAGATTCTAACTTATTTAAATTCTTTTCAGAATAAATAACGTCTATATTTTCTTTCCATTCAGCTAAGTATTTACCTCTTTTAGTTGTATTTAGTAAATCAATTAAATCTCCAGTTATTGTACTTGCTAACCAGTTTTCTTTAGGTGTACTATATCCATCTCCTTTAGTTACATCAAGTATTTGATCTGCAAATGCTTGTAGTTTACTATCTCTTTCTACAACTCTCTTTAACTCTATTAAATCAGTTTTTGAAATACCAGGTATTCTTTGCCCAGTCTTATCCCATAAATAAACTCTAACTGCTTGCTCATTCGTAAAACCAGTTTCATTCGTTTTACGTAGATCTTTAGGTACATCTAATTCTTTTTTTAATTGTTTAAAGTCGTTCATTAAGTTAACTCTATCAGTAGACAAATTATCCATAGCTCTAGAATAAGGATCGAACACATTTTCTTTGTACCACTTTTGTTGTCTTTCTCCTAACTTACCTTTAGCTAAAGTAGCATAAGTTAAACCTAAGAAATCTTCTGCAGATGGAGGTATAAAAAATTTACCTCTACCTTTCTTTCTACCTATTACTTCTCCTTTAGCCTTTGAAAAGTCTTTAAACCATTCAAGACCTGTAGTTTGCTCTATTAATTCGTTAAATTGTTTATCAAGAGTTTTAGAGAACTTAGCTTGTTGTACTTTAGATTTAACGTCTAGTTGATCTAATACATCTTTAACGGCTTTAACATTACCAGTATGATCATCAGCAAAATAAAAGTCATTAAAACCTTCTGCCGCTTTTTCTACTATAAATTCAGCTTTAGCATTAGGTGAACTATTACCTAGACCTTTTACATTTTCTATTGGAATATCAATACCCATTTCTTTTAAGAACTTGTGTATAGCTGGAGCTGCTTCTGGTGCTCGAGCTGTTAATATAAACATGTCTCTTTCACCAGCAGCTTCTTTCATCTTTTTCATCACATCAAACAATGGACCTTTCTTCCCATCAACAACCTGATTAAACTCAGAAAAATCCCATTTAGCTCCTTGCGCTTCCATAGCCTCTCCTTTTTTAGCAAACTCAGCAGGTGTTATCTTACCTTTTCTACCATCAGGCATTGTATATAACACATTACTATTTGTTCTAGCTACAGTGTCATCAAAATCAAATACCCTAGCTTTCTTAGGTTTTTTATCTAACTTTCTTCCTAACTCCAAAGCTTTATCAGTAATAGTCATAGCTTCTACTTGTTGCTTTATATTTTTAGGATCTCTAGTTTTACTAAACTGAGGTAGAGAGCTTTCATTGTGAGCAAATGCTTTGTCAAAATTAGATTTATATTCTAACTGCTGTATTAACTTTACTACATCAACTGTTCTTTTACTTTCAGGAATACTAGTTAGTTTATCTAATAAATATTTTCTACTATATTTCTCTTGTAATACTTCAGCAACTGTCTTCCCTTTATTTTCTCCACCTAGAAATATTTGTTCTCCAGCTGTTTTATTAGAAAGAAAAGTGTTTAATAAATAGTCTTTAGAAGATAATGTTCCTGCTCCACCACGTTCAGTAGCGTCTTTTAGTGTTTGAGCTTTTTTCGATATTAACCCTTGCTTAAGATCTCTAGATATGAATTTTAAACCTTCTGTAAAAGCTTTTTTATTGCCTTTAGTATTTTTAATTAATTCTAAAACCATTTGATTAGCTGGTCTTAGATCAGTCATGTGTTCATTATGAGTAAGAACTTTACTATCTTTACTTTTAGCTTCTGGTCTAGTAGTAACACTTTCCATTGGGAAGAAACCTTTATTCAGGCCAGTCGCTGCATTTGTTTGGTTTTGTAATAGCATTGCTATTTGTTGCTCAGCATTGGATCTACCTTCTTTAGTCTTGAAAGAGTTATAATAGTCATTTAAACCTTCATAGAACATGTCTTTAACAATGTCGTTAGCTTCCATGGTTTTTTCATAACCATTAGGTTCGTTTCTCAACTTAGGATTAGTTAAAAGCTTTCTAGCTCCATCTACAAACTCACTCTTGGTTATCTCACCTTTGTTTAGTTTATCCATTAAGATCTCAGCTTTTCCTTTGAAACCTGCTTGAGTCCAGGCTGGTTGCCATGCGTTCTTAGCTTTAGCTATATTCTTCTTTTGTTGAGTAGTTAAAGGTTTAGAATAAGGTTCTCTTCCTAAAAATCTATTAACAACTTCCATAGAGCTAACTTTAGTTTTATTAGCCTTCTCTTTGGGAGTAATAAACATTTCACTAGCTAAAACTCTTTGACTTACTTTACCTTTAGAATTTACTCTCATAAATGGAGTAACTAAATTACCAAAACCTAACGTAGGCATTAGTGCTGATCTGATAGACTTTAATTCAGGGTTGTTTAAATCACCAAACCTTCTTTCTAAAGCATCAACAATTCCATTAGAAACTTCTTTGTGTTTATCTATATTTTCTGCATATAGTCTTTCTCTAGGAGGTATATATTCTCCTCCGTTATCTACAATAACTTTTTTCCAACTCTTTCCATCAGCTTCAAACATTTTCTCTGCTAATGCTAGATCTTTTAAACCATTTTCTTCTGCATATAGTTTGATCTCTTGACTTCTAACAACTCTATTAATCTCTTCTAATCCTTTTCTAACTTTAGAATCGTTTAAATCTAATATTTTTTCTAATCCATCAACGCCTACATTATCCTTTATTGCTGTTTCAACAGTTTTAGTAAAACTAATTTTAGGATCTTTCTTAAGTATCTCTGCTACTCGACTCAATGAGTTGTCTCTAAGTAGTTCACTTTTTTGAAACTCACTAATATTTTTAGAGTTCTTAATAACATCTACTGTTGCATCACCTAATATTGATTCAGCTAAAAAATCTCCAATCCTTAAACGCTTTTCATTTGGTCTAGATTTAGCATTTTTAAATTCTCCACGATGTAATATATAATCAACAAACTGTTCAGCTGTTGGAGTTTTTTCTCTATACTCAGCTCTTTGAGACTTAACATTCTTTATACCTTGTTCTACTTGTATAGCTTTAGCTTCTTTAGAAGTATACTTCTTTCCAGTGGGTTCATACATTATATCCCAGTTCATTCTTCTAAATATACTAGGATCTCCACCTTCTTTTATAGGTTTATTTCTTTTTACTACCTCAGGATATAACTTTTCTTTAAGCCATTTTTCATAATCAGCTTTAGCTTTATCATTGATCTCTTTTATTTCCTTTGGAGTCTTTCCTTTTTTAGATTCTTTAACAGACTGTTGACTAGGATGAGGTATTTTTTCTAAGAATTCTTTACCAAAGTTTTTAATAACTTCTTTTCTAAATTTAGGTTTTTCAAAGAAAGTAAAATCTTCTTTAGCTAAGTTATCAATTTCTTTTTGTATTACTTCTTCTGCAAATTCTTTTACTTTAGTCTGTTCTGGTTTAGAAAGATCTATACTAGTTTTCATAGTAGATCTACCACCTGCTTCTTCTATAGCTTTAGCTGATGCTCCTTTATCTTTAAGTTGTTGTTCTTTTTTTGCTTGAGCTTTCTCTGCAGCTTCAGCAGCTAATGCTCTATCGGCCGCTTCTTCTGGCGATAAGTCTTTAGATTCTGCTTCCATGACATTTTTTCCACCATCATAAGTTTCATCTAAAGATTTTGATTTAGGTTTTTTACCTATCTTATCTAAAGTAGACTTATAAGCATTATGAATAATACTATTCATGTAACCAGAAAAACTTTTGTTAACAGCTGGATCAAAATTAATTATTTTATCCCATTGGAATTTTCTAGATGTTAATTCATCTCTAAGTATCTCCATTGCTTCAGCTCTTGATACAGTGTTTTTATTTTCACCTGTACCACCAGTAACTGATTTACCTTTTATCTTGCCTTCAATAGCACCTTCAAACATATCAACAACTTTATCTAATATAAGACCTTTACCACCATGATCCTTGAGATCAGTGTATAAAAACTCTTGCCATTCAGAATTTGTTAAACGTTTACCATCTTTTTCTACTAACTCGTTAATAGTTTTTTCTTTTCCTTTGGGACTTAAATCTTTAAACCTATTAGATAAGTTTTTAAAATCAGCAACTCTCTTATTATTAGCTTGTTCTAAAGATTTCTTCTCTGCAGTAAGCTCTTTCATTTGCTCTTGCAGTTTTACTTTCTCAGGTCCTTCAGCTTTCTTCCATTCAGGTACTAAATTTTTTAATTCAGTAGCTATTTCTTTTGTTCTTGAAGCAGCCATCTTACCTGTTTCAGGTTGAGATTTAATTTCTTTTACTTTAGCAACTTCTTTTCCACTCGCATAATCTGCTATAAAATTATAAACATCTTTACCGGTTTTAAACTCTGCATTTCTAGCACCACCACGTTTTAGTACATTTAAAATAGGGTTACCAATTTTCTTCCAAATACCATCTGTTTTAGCTGTTGGTGGAGGAATATCACCATCTCTAATAGCATCGTTGAAAGCATTAAACCATTCTTTACTTGTTCTATTACCTTCTGCTTGTTTAGCCATCTTGCCTTCTACAGCTTGTAACTGTTCCCAAGATAATTCCTTTTTAAACTCTTCTACTAATCTATCTGTAACTTTAGCATCTCTTAATTGAGGTTCCATTAACTGATGTAAAACCTCATGAGTCCCTACTGTTATATTATTTATTTCTCTTGCTCTTTGTAAATCTATAAATACTTTACCAGTTCCTTTGTCAATAAAAAAGCCTTCACTTCCTTTTGCATCTACACCTAGCTCTTTTGCTTTTGCTAAGTAATCTTCAGTAGTTTCAAAAGTTTTGAATTCACTTTCAGGATAATATTTCTTAGCTTGCTCTTCAGCTATTCTAATATCTTCTAATCGAGCGGTTTCTAAATAACCTTGGTTTTCTATTTCTTTAGCTTCTAAAATTTCACTTAACTCTTTTTGTCTAGCTTTGTTCTTTTTAATAGCATTATCTACCAATACAGGAGGAAGCACGTTACCTTGTCTTTCTTTTTGTAATTCTTTTGCTTCGTTTTCTAACCTAGTAGATTCTTCAATAATCTCTAATGCTTCTTTATATTGTGTAGTGTTTTTCTTAAAGCCCATACCATCCATCTTTTGTTGGTATTGTTGTGCTTTTTGTTTTAAAGCTTTTAACTTAGCAGACATTTCTATGTTTTCAGAACTTCTAACTGGACCACTAAGAGCCATGTCTATTAAAGTTTGAGGAGTGTTAGCTAGGTAATCTATATTTTCCGGAGTAAGTGTTATATTCTCTGTACTTAATGATTCACCTTCTTTTAATTGCATAGATTGTTCCACTATAGACTCTAATAAATCTCTACCTTGTTTTTGTTTCTGTTGGTATACTCCATTGGGATCTTGAATTTTACCTATCTGCTTCTGGATGGTTAATAATTCATTATGAAACATAATACTTTTTAAATCAGTATTTAATTCTTCTAGTTTAGTAGCTAACTCTGTTCCTTCTAGAGCTAATCCATCTTTTTGTTGATCAGCGTATTTAGGATCATTTAATAATTCTTGTTCTTTAGCTACATGTATATCATTAAGTTCTCCATTAGTTTTTCTAGTACTACGAATACCTAGTCGTTTAGCTGCTGCATTTGCTTGTGGACTATTTAAAGGATAACCCATGATAGCGTCATTTAACCCGCTACCAAACTTTCTTAATCCAGTAGCGTACTCGGATCTTGAAGAAAATCCTCCTGTTAACATTATTTGACTCCATAAAATAAATAACTTTTCTGGATCTGTAATATGAGCTAAAGTTTTATCAGGATTATCTGTATCTATAAAAGTAGCATCAAATAATTCTACAGCAACAGTTGTTGGTAAAGCAGTTGTTGAACTAACAGTTCCATCTACAATAGCTTTAAAACCTTCATTGTTTCTATAAGCATTTTTCCAATTCAATAAACCTTTAGTTTCTCCCATCATTACCGGAGTAAGTATTTTATTTATCAATCTTTTAGATATAGGATTTGCTGCTCCAAAACCTGCCCATATAGACCAACCCATTTCCTCTCCACCTAAAGCGCCTAATGTTTTATCTGCTGCGTAACCAGCTCCTACTTCAACAATACCGTTAGTTACCATTTCAGCTGTTAAACTTAAAGCAGGTGAAGTTCCAAACGCTGTGCCAGCTCCTTCTACAACTGCAGCTGGAGCTCCTACAGATTCTAATGCTATTTTCTGAAAGCCTCTACTCGCTGTTCCTAAGGTTTCTCCAACTAGAGTCCTACCAAAAATCTGTTCTCCAAGTGCAGTTATTCTAGTTAACCCGCCAGCAACTGGAGTTTTAGTAGTAGCCATTATACCCATTAAAAGCATAAACTCTGGTACACCTCCACTTATTAAATCTCTTGTTCTATCCTTTGCTCTTTCTACTTCTTCTTCAGTAACACCTTCTTTGCCTCGTAAAAACTCCATTCCTTCTACCCATCGCTTAGCTTCTTTATCTCCTCCCTGTAGAAATGGGCTTGCATCTTCAGCTAATATATCTACAGCTCCCATTATAAAATGATCTGCAAAACCTGTTTGTTCTAATGTAGATGGATTGTAATTATATTCTAAAGCTTTACCAATGGTTATAAATCTTAATAACTGTTCATTATAAAACTCATTAAACCTTGAGTTATTTTGTAATGGCGTACCAGGATAAGGCATTCTATTACCTGGTACTCCTTCTTTTTTGTTCAAAAACATTCTCTGAACATCTTCGTTCATTGATAAATTAACTTTATTCCCAGTAATCGGGTCATAAGTTAAACCTCTTCCTTTAGCTTTTTCTCCTAAATCTCCTTTATCACCAATAGATTCTTGTAACATTAAGTAACCTTCTTGTAAACCATCAAAGCTAGCAGCAATTCTCTCAGTGACTCCCATTTCGCTTCTATCCTTATCTCCCCACACTCGTCTATATCCATTACCTTCAGTCATTACATTATTCATCGCTACTAAACGGTAGTATAAATGCATATGCTCGTCAGTTAATGTTTGGATGGGAGTTGTTTCAGCGAGTTCTTTAGCTTCAACATTTATTTGTTCTTTTCTTTCAGGTCTATCTTTTAAAAACTCTTCAGTAATAGGATTATATAATTGCTCAGCTCCATCGCTATTCATGACTTTTTCCCATTGCGACTCATATTGCTTTTTTAATGCTATAGCTTCTGGAGATCCTGGTCCTTTTAATGTTGATACACTAACGTATTCTTGCTGTAACTTCTTTAAGTTATTCATGTCGTTACTAGCATACTGAGATGTTACATATTCTCTATCTCCATTAATCTTTTCTCTAGCTTCAGCTTCTAACTGTTCTCTAGTAATAGTTTTTAAAGGCGTGGGATAAAAACTTTTTCCATCTGTAATTTTATAACCATCTCTTGTATATTCTAATGCGAGTGTGTTTGTTAGGTCTTTTACGTCTGTATTATAAATTCTTTCTCCTTCTCTACCTAACCACATGTTCCAATCAGATTCTACTTCAGCTTGGTTTTTAGGAATATTTTCCATTGGCTGACCACCTCTAAAACCTAACTCAGTATAGTTAGAAGAATTAAAGTACGGATTAGAGACAGTTTCATTTTCAGGTTGCCATATATCATAGGAATAAGGTGTTTCTTCATCAAACTGTTCTATCTCTGACTTACTCATAAAAACAGGATTAACAAACCCTTTTTCTACTGCATTAGTATATTCTACTCCATAAGTATCAGAATGTTCTTTTTTAACTTTATCTTTCTTATCTTTTAAGTATTGATCAAGGTATATATTCTCCTGTATTTGTTGATGTTGTACAGGTGTTACTACTTCTAACGAACCTGGTAGCATTGGCGCTTCAAGCTGCCTATAAAGATCATCTTCACTATCTTCGTCATCTTCTGTTTCCAAATAACCTTTATCTTCTTTCCACTTTATATAATCATCTTCTTGTGCGAAAAGATCAGCATCTCTTTTTTTGTTTTGTTCTAAAACTCTTTCTATGTTATCAAGATCAAAAGCGTCTGGTCCACTATCTATAATCTCAAAATCATTTCCTATTTGATTTATTTGTCTTTTATCAGGATTTATAGGATCACTCTCATATAAGTATGTCTCATCATACTGATATGGTCCGCCATCAGGAATAGACTCAGCATACGGATGATCTTTTAAAAAAAGTTGCTCCGTTTCTTTGGATACCTTGTATGCTTTGTCTCCATCTTTAAACGTCTTATAATCTCCTTCAACTTCTTCAACTTCTTCAAAGTCATCACCAGGTCCTTCTATAAGCTCGTCAGTTTCTATGATTTCGAAATCTTCGTCTTCCATTATATTTTATTTAGTTTTTTGATAAGTTTTTCCTTTATAATATAAAATATCTCCCTTTTTCATTTTCTTTTTCATTTCTTCTAACTCAGTATCATTTTTAGGTTGATAACTGTTTCCAGGTTTTATTTTATATCCTCTACCACTATGCCCTTTGGCATATGGATTTTTATCGTCTTTATCATATTTAAAAGCATACACATCTGAACCATACTGCTTGTCGTAGTAATCCATATCTTCTTGTTTGATACCTCTTACTTTTCCTAATAATTCTTTAACATCAGAAAGTAATTGATCTTTAGGAACATCAAGATCAATAATATTTCTCATCGGTTTTTTAGCTTTACCTGTGCTTGGACTTGGATCATATTTAAATACTATATTTCCTTGACTATCTTTAACATACTCCCCTCCAACAGACGGATTATTAGGAGAATTTAAAGCTTTATCTTTTGCAGCTTCATTTAATTGTGACACTAGCAAATCAACCCCTATATCAGATCTACCTACCATTACATCTATACCATCACCATCTCCATCATCTTTAAACTCGAATCTGTTTACAATTTGACTAGCGGTCCTAGCAACATTGTTATATCTTTCTATATTTTCTGGTTTCTGAACTCTACCATAAAAATTCTTTTGTGAACTAGTAAGTCCTGAACTTCCTGAATCACCTGAAGTGTAAGTAATTCCTGTTTGTACTCTATCAGGTTTTACTAAACCATTTTCAGAATCCATTGCCCAGTTTATCATTCCAAACTTAGCAATTGCTTTTTGTTTTTCTGCAATCTCTCCAAAACCAGGTTCACTACCAACCCATGATCCAACGCTAAGGTTTGCATCTATAGCATGTGCTTTTTCATTAGTTAACATATCATAATCAGCATCAGCGCCTGTTCCACCTGGTTTCATATCATCTCCATATAGTAATCTCATAGCGTCTTCATCACCTGCATCTGCAGCTTTCTGAACTCTATTAATTAACTGTGGAAACACACTAGTCATGTACTTTTGATTAGACATGGTTTTAGAGAAATCTGACTTAGCTAGATTATCTCTTAATGCAGCGTTATCGTCAGTATAGTCTTTATAGCTTGTTTGAGTTTTACCTCTTCTGTCTGTTATATTTTTTCCTTTATAATCACCTGGTAACCCTGCTATTTGTTCTTCCATAAAAGGTTTCATTGTTGCTGAAATATCTCCTGTGGTAGCAAAAAACGAGTTTCCTTCTAAAGAACCTTTAACTAGTTCATGGTTGTTTAATGTTTGTTCTTCTCCTGTTTCTGGATCAGTCAAAACCCAATACATATTACCATCTATCTCTCTTGGAGTTATGTTACCTGCACCATTTAATTGATAATCTTGCAAGTAATCTATATGACTAGCATCAGAATTATACCAATCCACTCCACCAACACCATCACCCAAATTAGTGGAAGCTTCATATTGTTTACCTATTGCTTGAAAAGCTCCTTGACCAGAAGACATTTCATCTGGTAATGCTAATAGTTGACCTAATCTAGATAATGAGTATTCATCATTCTTTCCTAATAAATTAAAATATTCACTTTGTTTCTCTCTTAAAAATTCATCTTGCGTCTGAGTAAAACCCCCTTTTGGTGTCGCCTGTTTTAAAGCTTTGTTCCATTTAGCCATTCCATTAGCTCTCGCTAAATCTTGCTTATCTTTAGCTTTTTGATTACGAGCAGCATTTGCAGCATACTCTTTTCTCATTTGTTCGAAATTAGCTTGAAATGCTTTTTGACCTTCTGCTACTACTTGATTTATAGTAGCAAAGTTAACATTAGTGTTTAATCCTGGTTGTCTATAAGTTCCCATATTTCTTAATAATTATTATCCATCCAAGTCGCGAATTCCTCATAAGAACCAAATTGTCCTTGCCCTGCAATACTACTAGTTCCTCCTTGAATATCAGCCCATTCAGATCCATATTTTTGTTTTGAAGTATCTGTATCTCCTAAGGTACCACTTTTAATTCTCGAAACATTCATTCCAGTTTGCATAGCAGCATTACCCATGTTACCTATTGCACCCCACATAGCAGCTTGTGAAGCATTCATTTGAGTTTCATGTTTGTCTATAAGACCTTGAGCTCTATCTAGCTCTATCATTTCTCTATTCTCTTGAGATTGCCATTTAAATTGTTCTCCTTGAGCTTTAAGTTTATCAACTTCCATTTGACCTTGAGCTCTTAGTTTTTCGTTTTGTAATTCTTGTTGTTCAAGGTTAGCAGCAACACCTTGTTTAGATTTTAAAGCAGCCATTGCTAAAGCAGTAGCTCCACCAGCACTAGAACCTGTAGCTCGTAAAGTATCTAAAGTATTTGCCAATGCAACATCAGCTTCTTCAGCTTGCATTTCTGCTGCTCCAGTAGCTACTCCTAGATTTGCATATTGATTACTCATATTCTCATATGGGTTTATTACTCTTTGTCTATTTGCTTGGATGGTTTCTAGGTTACCTTGAGCTATTGCCGCTAACTCTTTAGCGTCGTCTGCCTGTTTCTTTGCGCCAACTGCTGTAGCTACACTAGCACCTATTCCTACCGCACCTCCAACAAGTGCTGCTGTTGATTCTGCCATTTTTTTTAATTTATTATTTTAACAATTTCGTGAGATGGTTTGTTATCTACATGCCATCCTAAGCTTTTATGTTTTTCAATTAACTTCTGAGTTCTACCTATTGTGAACATATACTTATAACCCCATTCTTTAACTAGTTTCTCTATAGTGGATATTAAACATGTTATAGCCATGTCTCTATCATCTTCTCTATAGTCTGGGTCTGATACTATCCATTCCAATAAAACTGCCTTAGAATTTGTTATATAAACAAATCCAGCTACTATGGGTTTATTATTTTTTTCAATCATGTACCCACCAGTTCCATTTTCCGGTAAAAATTCTCTTGATGGAGCGCTCCAATTTGGCCACGCTTTCCACCATTCACATAAAGTATTATAATCTGATTCTATTAGTTTTCTTATATTTAATTCCATTATGAAGATTTAACATACTTAGTTCCCACTGCATAGAGTTCTTTCATTCCTCCTGGGTCTGTTACAGTATCAGTAGATACAACCACCGTTGCATAGAAACCTTTAATACCACTCATTGTCCCTCCACCAAAACCGTCTTCAGATAATATCACCTGTTCTGCTTGAGTATTACTTCCTGAGTTTTTAAGATTAGCTACATATCTGTTTTCTTTTCTGTAAAAACCTGTTCTTTGTATCGATCCATCAACAGGATCAATATAAGCTCCTTCTTCATAACTTAATACAGCTGTAGTTCTATCATTAAATGTAGCCCATAAACCAGTTGTTGTTATTGGGTCAGTTGGTGGATATATTGGAGCGGGGAATTGATCTAGTTCAGTAGGATCTGATATGAAAGCCTCAACTTGCCAACCATTTGTTCCTTCATACTCTACAGTTTGAAAATTCTTAACCATTGAAGGTGCGTCATTAAAAATAAATTCAATGCTAGATCCTGTATATTCTCCATAGAAGTTTCCATGGTTGCTTGTTATAGTTCCTTCATAATGCTTATATAGTTTCCAATCATCCATGGAGTAGAATGTGCTCTTTAAACTATCACACCAAGTTGGTTTATAACTATAATAACTAACCCAACCATTTATAGATTCATCAAAATTTAATGTATCATATACTTCTTCTTGTTCACATCCTTCTACATAAACTAAAGGCTGCATTGATACAACATAAGATTTAGTATGAATATCATAACCTCCTTCAATTTGAGGTTTATTGTATGACGTAAATTTAACTCCGTTAGCTGCTAACTCAGTTGGAGTCACAAATCCAAAATCACTAGGTTGAGCTCTATTAGACATGGAGATTTCACATCTTCCTGACACAGCATTAGTAGAAATGTTTTGTATGAACAAATTAGTTTCTTGCCAGTTACCTAAACTATTTATAAAACTAACTGTTGACCCTATTTGAATACCACAACATCCGCAATTGTCTTCAGAACTTACTGTAAAGTTTAATATAGAACCTGTTGCTGTCTCTTTACTAGTTATTATGATGTTATTATATATTAAAGAATTAGGTACAAATTCACTTCCTACTGTATTTAAATAGTCTCTAAAATAATCCCGCATACCGTATTGAGATATTTCTGTTATTCCATCTCTTGACAACCTTAATATAGCTGATCTATTTTTATCAGCAAAATACTTTTGATAAGAATAAACAGCAAAAGATTCAGGATTTGTACTAATGCCGTATTCTCCTAAATAAGGTACTACTTGACCTAATACTAAGTTGGTTGATGTAACATTAGCATTTCCTTCAGCTGTATATAATGCATCTTTATCTACTAAAACTTTACTTACTTTGTTTTCTTGGAACACTAATAAGTTAGTATCTTCTGCATAAAGTTTTTGAATAGAACCATTAGCTGGATCGAGAGATTTAGTTATATCTTCACCAACAGAAAAAACATTAGTATCATTTATTCCGGTTCTAGAATTAAAAATACCTGAATATATTAAAGTGTTTATTCTTCTTTGTTGTTCATTATTAGGGTCAACTAAATAAGCTCTTACTCCGAAATCAACCGTAGTGTTATTATAACCACCTTTTATTCTTGCTTCTTCAACAAACCAATTCCTTTTAGTGTTTGGATAATCAGGATTGCCATTTAATAAACCATCTCCCCAAGGAAATTGTGGAAAACCTAAAGCTCCTGCCGAGCCTGCAGGTACATCATTGTTGTTATCTTGGTTTAACCACGGAACACCAGGCCACATTGCTACAGGTGTAGACTTAGGCATATCATAAGCATATGACGCCTCAACTGTACTAGCACTATCAGTAGTATTACCTACTGCTTTCTTTAACCAAAAAGAATTAAAATATTTTACTCTTAAAGCGTAACTCATAATTATTTATTTTAAGTACATCTCTGAATACCACTACAATTTAGATCGTATGTAGTAACACATCCATAAGGAGAAGATGATGAACGAATAGGACCAGTATTATTGCCAGCAATATTAGTATTAACGAGTAAACCAGTACCATTACAAGACCCATCACCTATTCCATTTGGAAACCTTCCTTCATGTATAGCAGTTTCGTATATAGTTACAGGTATATCCCATTCATATCTTAAACCAGAACCATTTTTATCTATAGCTGCAACTGTCACTACGTATCTACCTGGAGGCATTTTAATTTCTTGACCTCCGACAACACCAGGAACAACTTCCAATAAACCTTTAGCTGCAGACGTACCCCATGAGCAATTTCCATTGTTTCTAGCTGCAAAATGAGGTGTGCGTTGTTTCCAATATGATCGACTCCATGCAGCTCTTTGAGAAGTAGAATATGAAGCATTTAAATTAGGCATCTGTCGTAAAGTCAAAGCTAGACCATTACCATTCTCAACATTAGTACTTGTACCAGTTAACGACCAAGGTCCAGCAGTTCCCCAAATATTTACTGCATTAATTTCTTGCATTTGGTAATGTTCTACTTGTGCTCCATTTACGATTGAATAATCTAAAGCTGTGTTTGTTGAACTTGGCCATGGTCCGTATTCTCCATTTGCGCCAGCGTTAGGATCAAAATTACTATTCCCATACTTAAATGGTAATAAAACTTGATCTGCTCCATTTGGGTTATCAGCTCCACAAGTGCTATCATACCATATATTATAAGTACCAAAAGCTGCTGCTTCAATATTATCCCAAAAATTAGCAGGAAGAGATGGATCTCCAGCATCTCTTCTCCTAGTGTAAAACCTCATTTTAGCATCTAGATCTACCCAGTAATGTCTTGGAGCGCTGTCAGTACCAATTGAAGCATTATACTTTTCTCCTACATATTTTTCTCCATTACCACTAAGACTATTATCTGCTGGATTAGGTATACCCCAATTAGGTTGATAGTCTATATATTGAGGCCCATTTAATATTTGGTCAGCATAATGTCTTTGATTTGATGGACAGCTATTTGGATCTATTTGAACACGTTGATTCATTCCTAATCTATACTGTATACTTTTATATCCATTACCTGTAGAAGGATCAGTACCATTAACCATGTTTGCTAAACCAACACCGTTTGCGTCAACAAAAGTGGGTTGTTGCCCAAAAACATATTCTATTTGTGGAGGAGGAACTTGAGAAGAATCTTCTGAAGCTGCGTTTTCAGGTCTAACACAAGAGTCAAGCCCATTGTTTCTATCATTATCTGCATTCCATTCTGTTTGATTATAACTTAAAATAGCACTTACCTGATAAGCTCTTACAACTTCATATACAATTTCATCACAAACTTGGTAAGAAATAGGTAATGGTGGAACAGGATCAGTCGACCCATAAACACCATTTTTCGCTGCAAATTCACCATTCCAAGCAAAGGCTGGATTAAAATTATAACCAGGTGCAGTTAAAACTACTCCTTTACCAGTTTCTCTTTCATATGGATCTCCATCAGCTAACCAATAATTAACTCCAGTTCCTACATTTGCTTTATCAGAATAAGTAGGGGTATAATATTGGAAAGAGTTTAAGTAGTTGTTTCCTTGGGTTGGAGGATATAGACATGCTTGTAAATTTGGCATTATTAACTCTCTACATGCTGCGCTTGTTCCACTTGTTCCTGTACCACCAGTGTTTCCATAAGGATAAGGGTTTGCAGAAGGAAATAGGAAATTTAAATAATTTAATTCCTTAATTGCTTGACGATCAGGATACATAACCTCATTAGGAACTTCATTTGTCACAATACCGGGTACAACAATAGTAGTGGTAATTGGAAGTCCAGCACCACCGCTTGGGTTTGGTAATACTTGAGTAACTTCAAATATGAACTTTAAGTTTGTTTTGTTAGGATCTTCATATGCTAACTGATATTGTCCATACGCTTTAGTTAAATAATATCTATTTTTACCTGGAATTCCTGCAGATAGCAATTGAAACTTTTGAGGTAAAGACACGCTTCCATCTGCGTAAGTCACATTCACTAATTCAATTGTAGCTTGAAAACTAGCGTCATCTAAATCAAGACCATTTGGCCCTTCAGCCCAAAATATAGCGGAAATAGGAGTAACACCATCAGCATACCCTTCTTCTGGAATTATTATTTGTGCATTAGAAATAGTTTCTGCAAACACTCCATCTTCTGATAATACTATCTCTTTATTAAGTTCTGATATTAAACCAGATGTTGTGGTTTCCCAATAAATATCTAATAAAGATTCAATAGGTTTTGTTTCGTAAACTGACAAAAAAGGTGTCATAGTTTCATCATCCCAAGCACCTGGGTTACCCACTTGTGGTTGACCAATTTGCTTTTGAGTAGAAATTCTAGCAATTAAAGGGTTGCTATCACCACTGTACCAGTGAGGAGGAAGTAAAGGATCTAAAGCACCAGCGCCTTCTCTATTGTAGTTTAAATTACTAGTTCCTGCTTGGTCAAAACTTCCTAAGCTTAACTCTCCCATAGGACCTATAGTAGTAACAGTATCACCAATTATTTCAGGTTGATATTGTTGATTTATATTCATCCATTGGCCTCCATCAGCTTCTTCTTTCTTATTTTCAACTCTCCCATAAAGAGTAACACTACTTCTAAACTGTTGTTGGTCAGGACCCACTTCTTTAAGATCTCTAGGTACTTTATTAACGTTATCATTAATTAGTACTATGTGACATTCTTTTTCTGTTAAACCTGAAGGATATTTTTCTCCCGTAACCAATGGGCTACTTACAGTACCTGTGACGGGATCTACTACTAAAGAAGAACCGATAATGTCTCTAGGATAACCAGCTAACATTCCTGGTAAATAGACATTGTAGTATTCTTGTTCTGTTTGTTTAACAACTATTTTATAACTATACCAACCTAGAGGATTGTTTTCTGGACATGATACTTCCATTTGAAAACAACTATTAGGTATAGCAGCGTTATTGCAGAATGGTAGTGCTAGTGCATTTGCTTTACAAACATCAACAACCTCACCATTTACAAACTTTCCTTCTGTGTTTGTAAATTCAATGCTTTCTAAATTTATCTCTGCTACACCACTTCCATTGTCACAGATTTCAAACCTCATTTCAGCACCGTTAATATCTATTATAAAAAAACAACCTGATCCACATGCTGGTACACCTGTAACCCATTCAGCAGGATCAAAGGATGTAATGTTTTTAACAGAAGCGATAGATCCGTCATTTATACTAAATAAACCTGGATATCCAGCAGCAGTAGATATAGATTTTGGAATAGTATTATTAAATAAAGTTATTAACTGATCACCTGGCCAAGTATCATTTGGATCTTGTGCGTCATTTCGGTCTGTAACTAAATAAGCGTTTTTGTCTCTATAAGGATGATAAATAGTAGAAGCTTTTCCAAAATCACCATTAGTAACTGCTGATAAAATAACATCTGACTGTCTTCCATATCTATCAGCTAAAACAACCCCTACTTGGTAAGTTCTATTTTGTTTTAAAGTGTGATTTTGATATTCTTTTCTAACATATTGGTTTAAATTAAATGCTTCACTTGTCTCATCAGGTAAGTTGATTTTTTCATCAATTATAACGGTATAATCTAAAGGTGGTGGAGAAGTATGTTTATCTAAAAAATTGCCATAGATTATTCTGTTACCAGCACTTTCTTGCCCTAAAGCTCTTACAGGAACTTTATCATATACTCGAGTTAATTCAGCTGTTGGTAAAGTTTTCCAAGGTTTAGTAGATTGATAATTATAACTAAGGTAAGAAGTATTATTATCTTTAAAGTAATCAATAGGTAAAGTTTCTATTACTTTTATAGATTGATCATCTGCAGATTTCCACAATATATCAACTTCTACTATCTTTAACCTGTCATTTACTTCAGACCAAGCCATTAAAGATCCATCTATCTCTAAATCTGTAGGTGCAGGCACAGTTAGTGTGATGTCATTTGCTTTATTTTCCATAAATGAAACAACTGTACTTCTGTACGTTTCTGTTTCTTGATCAGGACCAGAATTGTCTATGTTATTGGGATTAATGTTATTTGTGAGAAAATAACCATCTTGTTCGGGAACAAAAGCTATTTGAGTAAACGGAGCTATAAGAGAGTATTCTCCATCATCAAATTTAAATCTATAGCTAAATCTTGCGAATTTATCTTTTAAATAGTCAGGATCTCCAGGCCAACTAGCATTGTAATAAGGATTTCTTCTTTGTACATAAAGAATATCTCCAACGTTTGGAGCATTCAAGCAATTAGCTAATCCTATAACTGTATCAGACCCAACTATAGAAGCACTTTGAATAACAACTTCAAAAGGAACAGCACCCACGGTAGGTTCTATATTAGGTCCAGTTATTCTATCAGATTGTGCTAATGCAAAACTAGGATCTAGTGTTTTACCACTACCTATTTCATGAACACCTGAAACTGTTATAAACGTATTACTTGAAGGTGCTTTTACTTCTAGCAAGCAATGAGGTGGTAACCACTCGCTAACAACATCCTTCATACCACTTTCATATCTATCAAAAGCGCTTGGCGTTGTATTAGGTTCTAATAAATAAATAGCTTCATGTGGATAATACTTAGCTACTGAAATTTGATCTTCATTGTAGTAATAACCTTGACTTACACTTGGTACATAAGGTTCATTAATAGCATTAGAGATATTAATTTTTCTTGGTTGATTTCTATTGTCAGTCCAAAAAAGTAAATCTTCTATTAAATTTATACCATGAATAGGATGTGTTTTAGAAAAGTTTAAAAATGAACCTCCTACTAATAAACTACCTGTATTGTTTCTTATATCATAATAAGCTATATAAGACTCAACGTTGTTGACAGATGAACCTGTAATGTTATCTAACCTAGTAGGAGAACTATCACTATAGTTTGTTAAAAATACAATAATTCTATCATTAGCAACATCCATATAATGACCAATAGCTTTTAGATTGCAATCTGTTAAACCAAAATCAGTTATCTCTAAATTACCTAAAACTGTTTCTAACGCTCCTACGTCTGCAGATTCTGATCTGCTTATACTTACGTTTAATCCACTTCTATATTGACCATTAGGAATAATTCTAGCGTCCAAGTCTTGGTTCATCTTGGACTGAATAAATGTATTCTTACTTTCTGCCATTTAATTAATATTTAATCCATTTAGATTTTCCACGAGCAATACGTACAAACTCATTTGGTTTTATATTTTCTAATCTTATCTTAGCATTTCTTAATGCTGCTCTTCTATCTTTCTTATACCTCTGTACAATGTATTCTGGAACATTCATTCTACTTGCTAGAACAGCGTGAGCTATGTGCATGTATAAAGCTTCTTCAGCAAGCTTAGGAACTTTCATATCTTCTTCGTATGCTAGTCCATCTGAAATATACTCTAATAAAATCAATCTCCCTCTTAAATTACTACTGAAAGAAAATTTACCTTCTCTTTTGTTTATAGTATACCATCCATTAACTTGCATTAGTTCGGGGTTTGTTCCGTATCTTTTTCCATAAGCTCCCCAAAAGTTCCTATAACTCCAAACACTTCCATATTGTGCCCATTCTTTTTCAAGATTTTCTGGTATGTTTTCCCATCTTTCTTCTGTTAAAGAAGTTCCCTCTAGATTTTCACCAAACTGATCTTGCATTGGTATACCATATCCTTCACTTGGAAAAGCAAAGCCATAATTACTATTTTGAGTTATGTTCTGATCTTGTAAAGGTGTTTCGGTGGGATTACTAGTTAACGTGGTAGGATATATAATTCTTTTTATACCATTATCATCAACCCATGACAATTGAACATGATTAACGTAGTCTTGTGGAATTATGACAGATAATGTTGGTGGGATAGTTATTTCTTGAGATTTTATACTAGGTAAAGTATCATAGGAAAATTCTTGTAAACCTCTTTTAGCATGGAACATAATATCAGTTCTTTTAGCATGTGGAATTAATTTACCTTCTCCAACATAACCTACTAAAAAATTATTAACAATATCTTTAATAGAAATAAACTGATAATCTCCGTAATTAGGTGCTCCATCAACTAACATAGATTTTAATCTAACCTGTATATAATACCCATTAGCAACTGCATTTGCAGGTAAACCAGTATTTATATCGTAGAATTCTATAACACTAAAATCTTGAGTGTCAGAAAATTGAGAAACTTTGAAACCATAAGGACCGCCAGCTATACCACCATTTGTACCATCCCATAGTACATAAGGATCTAAACCACCTGTGCTAATCATCAAGTCAAAATTATTCAACATAAAGTTGGGATCACTTGGATTCCAAGAAGACCAATCAGTTGGAGTAGTAGGGCTAGCTGCTGCTGCCATTGTTAAAACCTCATCAAAAGTAAACTTATAAGAAGAACTACCATCTGCTACTTTAGCTTGGTGTCCTACATAATACTGTTCGTTAGTTTCATTTATAAAACCTCCGTTTGGAGAAAATCCATAGTTAGCCATAATTTATTAAGTTTTTTCGTTTTGATCTTCTGCGGCAATTTGACCTGCAGCGGCTTGTACAATTTGAGGGTCTCTAATTACTACACCAGCATATAATAATACTTTTAGTATAACTTCTGTTTGATCAACGTCATCTATTTCAAAATCTTGAGAAGTTAGTGAGTCATATATAAAAGCTCCATTACTAGGTTGAACCGTATAAGACCATACAGGGTTTAACGGTTTTCTAACATAGCTTAAACTAAATTGATCTAAAATTTGAGCTGGGTTTAAGGGATCTGGAACTACTAAACTAGGAGGTTGAATAATAATCTTATCACTCTCATAGATGTATATAGGATAATTCGCACTCGGACGAGTGAGTTTAGACATGTTAATTCGTAGCCAATCGTTGCGCTCCACTCTTTGTAATTCTTGTTCGTCTTTGTAGATTACAGTACCTATCCTGTGGACATTGGCTGGTTGATTAAATTCATTAGTCCCTACTATCCAATCAGGAGCTAATGAAGTAATTTCTTTAAATATAGATATTTGATTGTCAACGTTTTTTACTCTATTCGCATATTCACTTTCATTTTCTGGTAACCTTAACTGTTGATTTTTATCTTCAAAATATTTTTCAAATACTTCTAATTGTACCTGTGTAGCTATACTATTAAACTCCGCTGGAGTTAAATAACCTCTTTGTTCTTTATTTATTATAAACAAGCAAGTTCTATATACTGTATTTACGTTTATTGCCATTGGTGGTTTCTTTATTGAAAAAAAGGCGGCGTAGTGCCGCCTTAAATAGTATCACAGGTTTAGAAAAGATTTAACTCATTTTCTTTTCCATAGATTTATATACCTCTAATCCTTCATCAGTTTTGAGATAAGCAGCAAATGCTGAGTAAGGGTGTTCTTCAAAAGGAACTGTCATTAATTTTCTACCGTTACTTCCCCATTTGAATGTTCTTTGATCATCAGACAATTTAATGATTCCAGCTTCTGTAGCTTTTATAGCGAAATTTCTCAATTTCACATTCTCATCAGAAACTAATTCTAAAAACAATCTAGGATTTCTTTTAGCAAATAGATATAAATCTCTTTTCAACTCCTTAGAACTAAGATCTGATACACTAGAACCTTGCTCTACTCTTAGTATAGCTTCAGCGTGCTCCATTTCAATGTGTCTAGCTGCTTCTAAAGCCATAAATTCTATTTCTATATCTTCTAAGTCGCTACTAGCTTCTTTAACATCATCTTGCTCTGCATATCTTTTACCTTTTTGAGGGTGATATAAAGATAATAATTTTTGTAAATTTTGTTTTTCTTTTGGAACATATAATCCTCCATCTTTAAATATAATATGAGCTAATGTAGATGAACCTTGTTGTTCATCAACAAATACAGACTTCTGATTAGTAGCATATCTAAGCTCTCTATTATAACCTTTTTCTTCATCAAAATATAACAGAGGAAATCTCTGTGTATGTTTAGACGCTAAAGTATAAGATAAGGGACTTTTTCCCATATTAAGATAATAATGACGATCCTTGATCTCCCATTTATCTTCTAATTCTTTTATTGACATAATATAATATAATTAAAAAGTTAAAAAAGACCCCTAATTAAAGGGGTCTTTGTATAGTAATATTAAACTAATTTAATATCGTTGATAGCATACCTGTTATCAGCTTCCAAATATCCTGCTGCTGTAAAAGCATCAGCAAATTCTGGAATATGATATGGATCAGCTACAGCCGCTTCAATCAAATTGTTTAAATTTCCTGTTATACCATCTGCAGTGATAGCATCTCCATTAGCATCTGGTCCAAATTCCACCTGAATATCAGATGCAGTTCCAGATAAAATAGAGATATCTACTAAAGCAACTCCAGCTCCAGGAGCTGAATAGTTACTTAAAGCAATTGGTAAATCTACATCTACGATTAACGGAGTTGTAGAAGCCGAAGCAATAGTTCCGCTTTGTGTCGTGTCAAATTTTATAAGTGCCATAATTTTATATTTTAAAAGTTAATAAATTAATCTGTAAATAATACAAAATTGTTAGCAGCTTGAACACAAAGACATCTCTCTGACAAGTAGTGTACTTCCATCGCATCTAAATCAGAAGTGTAAGCACCTCCAACTGAACCAGTGATCCAAGATTTCATTCTTCTATCATCTGTTTCTGAAGCTCTGTATCGTACGTGTAAGAAAGGACGTCTGATGTTTTGACCCATCATTTGATCGTAAACAGTTGAAGTACCAGCAGGTATCATAACACCTTTGATATTGTCAACCATTCCTCTAGTAGAAGCATCGTTTAGATATTTCCAATCAGTTTTGTAGAAGTCATAAGAACCTCTTCTAAACCCAGAGAAACCAAAGTTTAAAGCCATTTCATTTGAATTATCAAATAGACCATAAGAAGCAGAAGCAACTGAAGAATAACCTCCACCAGCTTGAGCACCGATCATATCATCAAAATCAAGAGCAGTAGCTCTATCTAAGAAAAGCATGTTTTCTTCAATAGCACCTTGCTTATCTAATTGCTGTAAGATTGTATCAAAATCTCCTAATGCACCAGCTCCAGGAGCAGCAGCACCAGCAAATCCAGCATACACATTACCTCTCTCTTCGATAGCAGAGAACATACCTTGCGTACCATATGAAGTTTGATTGTTAGCAAGAGCAGCAACATCTGAACCAACAGTAGCAATTTCACCTTCAACACAAACCATTTCAAGATAATCTTCATATCTCAATCTAGTTTCTGATTCAGCTTTCATGTACCATAAGAACCCAGTTGTTCCATCTTCTGTTGCAACTTCTACCCAACCAATTTGAGCAGTGTCAGATCCAGATACTTCGTAACGATCTTTAATGATTGTTGGTTTATTAGAGAACTGAGTGAAAGCAGGCTCTACAGCTCCTAGCATTCCATTTGTTCCTTTACCAAAATCAGATCCATAAACAAATAATCTGTTTCCTGTAGCAGCTAAACCACCCCAACCAGCTTGTGTATAACAAGCAGCTGTGAAGTTTGTAGCACCAGCATTAACAGCTGTAACTTGACCTTTTAAAGTTACTCCTGTAAGAGGGTTATAAGCAACAATAGTGTTACCAACTCTTACTGCGTGAGATGGAGTACCAGCAGGAAGTACAGGTGTAAATACACCAGCAGCTTCAGCTACGTCATCATAAGCAATATGTAATCTATTTTGTTCAGACCAGATTACTTGATCTGATGTCATCGGCATTTCAGCCCCGACCATTCTTAAGAAACCAGAGATAGTTCTGTTACCAAATCTCTCTACTTCTTGTTCATAAAGTTCAGGTAGATATTGTTGAGCAAAATCAGCAAAGTCCAAGAAGCCAGGAGCACCAGCTCCAGCATCTGTCCATTGTAGATAATTGCTTGTTAAAGCTACCCTGTCTGGATACGGTTGTAATCCAGCATTCATGTTTGTAAACGCCATGTTTTAAGTTTTATCGTTTTCTTTTAATTTTTAACTTTGAGCTATCTACTCCACTAACTGATTTAATAGTCATTCCATTAAAAGACACAGTATCAGATGGAGGCGCTTGCCTTATATCATTACTTATGTTTTTTGATTTATTAACTATATCCTTAGTAGCATCTGCTATTCCTTGGTCATAAAAATGCTTAGCAATAGTGTCAGCGTTTCGTGCAGCATAAATAGCTTTGTGATAACCAGTGTAATCCTTCACACTCCCATCTTCATTTAAGAACTTCTTAATAAATGTGGCGATATCAGATTGGGCGGTTGCTACGTCTGTAGGATTTTTTACTCCATACCTAAATTTCTTTTCTCCTAAGTCGAAATCAAAACCTTTGAAATCATTAGAGAATAAATCTTTAGTATTTTTTTCAAAATCCTGATGACGTTTATTAGCCATTTCTTGCTCGTTGTTATATCGGTTGAAGAATTCCATTGCCTTTTGTTGATCATGATTGACACCAGGTCGAGCTTTAATCTCAGCATAGTAATCACGTTTCATTTTCTCTAAATGGTATTTGGCATTCGCAACCTCTTCTTTCATCGCAAGCTTTTTCTTGCGAATTTCTTTTTCGTCCTCATAATCAGCATCATATGAAAATTTCTCATTCATTATGAAATCAACATCTTCAAGTGATAGATGAGGTTTAGTTTGTTTATAATATTCTTTTAACAAAGCTGAATCGTCTACTTGTGAGTAATCAGCTGTTAATCTTACATAGTCTTCTATATTTCCTCCAGTTTCATTCATAAACGAAACTAACTTCTCAACATTTTCAGGTAAATTTAACTGTCTTGTATCAACCTGTGTTGTAGTAGGAGTATATTTTTCTTCGTCCTTTGTTGTTATCTCTTGAATAACAGGATTTTCTATTTTATTTTCTTTAGTTTCTTCTTTGGAAGATTCTTGCATTTCTGGTTCGGATACGCTGCCTTCCACCGTTCGTACATTTTCGGTTTGTTTATCCGCATCCACGCGCACTGTGCTTGACTCTGTAACGGCATCCTTATTTTCTTTTTTCTTTTTTAGATCAACTTTAACTACCTCATCTTTTTTTCCTAGATTTTTAGGTCTTTTTTTGATCTTCAAAGGTTCTACTTTTTCATCGACCACTGGTTTTTCAGGAGTCTTTAATTCTTGTTTTTCTGACATGATAAAATATTATATAATTGTTATATCCCAAAATTTAAGTCATTAATGGGAGTTTCAAAGTTTTGTGGTAAACCATTGTTTTGGCTTTGGTTTATCAATTGACTTTGTTGAGTAGCTTCTTGTTTGCTTCTGGTATCTTTACGATCTTCTATCATAACTTCCTTTTGCACTGTTGCACCCATTTTTTGTTTTTCAAGTTGCATATCAAATGCAAATTGTACTTCTTTTAATTGCTTATCTATTTCCGCTTTGATCTCCATCTTCTGGATTTCAAATTGACTTTTAGCTTGTTCAAACTGTATATTAGTTTGAGATAATGCTTGTTGTTTCTGTACTTCAAACATAGCTTCTTGTTCTCTAGATTTAGTTTGAGCTTCGGCTTGAGCTTTAATATTAGCTTGCTGTGCCTCTTGATCTTCTTTAAGCTTTTGTTTTCTTCTTAATTTTAATAATTGATTAGCTAATTTTAGATTTTTAATTTCTCTAATATCAATAGCATCAGCTAAGTCAATTGTTTTTTGTTGAAGTGCCATTTGAATATTAGCTTCCAATTGTGCTTTTGCTTCTTCATCGGGTTCTAATTCTAAATATATCCCAAAATCAAATAAGTTTAAATCTTCCAACTCTTCTAACGTAGCTGTGTTATACATGCTAACACTGTTAACTAGTGCTTCTCTAGTAAGTGGAAAATCAAGCGTATCTGCAATTCTTAATGATATATTTTCACACGCTCTCAGTGTTAAGAATAAGCTAGCAGCTAGAATATGTCTTGTAGCAACGTTTGATTGAGCAGCAGCTAATTTTTGTAAACCTACTAGAGAATTAGGATCAGGATTACTTGCATCTCTTGCCTCATTCAAACCTGTTGTATCTCTAATCATTTGTAGATAATACTGATACGTTGTTATTAAAGATTGTATTTTAGCTTGAGCAGCTGATGTCTGTAGCTCTTGTATAGGTACTTTACCTATATTCTGATCACCATCCTGAGTCATAGATCTACCAACAATACTACCAGTTTGAAAATACATGTTCAAAGCTTCTTGAGGATTGTAGTTTGTTCCATTGCCTAAATCTACTTCTGCTAAACCATCTACATCTACAAATACACCATCAGGTACCATCCTAGAAAGAACTTGCTGCATTTTTAACGATGTAAGTTGTATCATATCTGCAAAACCAATCATTCTTTCAACTAAAGAGTTAATGCCACCTTTATATAAACTTGGAGCACATATTTGATAGTTCATGTTTACTTTAGTCAAGTTTGAAAATGGACGAGTCATATTCTCTGCAATCTCCCATTTTAACATTATAGGATGTCCTAATATCTTAACGCCATGATATAATACCTCTATTGATCTACTTACTCTTTCAAAGTTATCATTAGGCGGTGGATTAAATTCGTCAGTTTTTTCTAATGCTTTCTCTAAACCTTGATCAGTTTGTTTTATTTTAAAGACTTGATCAGCAAATGTTTTATACTCAAAATATAATACTTGAACTGTGTTATTATTATTTTTTCCCTCCCAATTCCTAGTATAGTTTGTGTTACCAGGCATTTTTTGAATTTCTTCCAATTGAACAGTGGTAAGACCAGGAAATTGTTTCTTAAGTTCTGGAATACTTAAAGACTTAACTTCTCCTACATAATATATGTCTTGAAAATTAGGATCGTCAGTATATGACCAAACTAGATTAGCTGGGTCTACGTATTCGACTGTAATACCATTAGACTTGTTATAATTAGTTTTAACAGCGCCTATACCTAATGTAACTAAATCTTTATTTACTCTTCTTCTAACTAGATCATATTTATTTCTAGCTAATACATTGGTGATAGCTTCTTCCTCTGCAATTTCGATAGACTGTTTGTAATCTAGTTGCATATGAATCTCTAACTCTTGTTCGGTTTGAGGAATACCTTCACCTTTAATAGTATTTAAATCAACTCCTAAAGCTTGCTTTACTTTTTCTATATATTCTCTAGTTTTTATCTGCTTGTGCAAAGCCTCAGCATATTCAGTTCTTAGTTTTTGAGAAGCAGGATCTTGAGCATAAGCTTTAATATCATATAACTTATTAGACATACCATTTACTACGATATCCACAAACTTTGGTATTATAGGAACTGGTTTCCAGTCTAAATTCAAATAAGATAAATCACCATTAATAGACATTTCATCTTTGTACTTTTGAACAGGTTGTTCGGCTCTAGCGTATAATCTTCTATTAAAAAATATATTATAATTATTTTGGTATCTATACCCACCATATGCCTGACTCCACCATTCTCCTTCAATAGCTTGTGCTACTCTTAGGCCATATTCTAAACTCATTTTTTCTGCTTCAGGTACTACCTGATCAGGAAATGAACTTCTTGTATTAGTGTAAATCATTTATTAATTATTTTAGAATTTAAACCTTCGTTGTTGTATTTTTTAATTCCTAGATACATGCTCTTTAATTGTCTTTTTGCTACAGGATGATACTTGTTTCTGTTACAAGCCATAATGGCTAAACCAGAACTTATTGACGCATCATGCTTAGTTCTATTATTTATATTAAATTTTGCCCAATCTTCTAACGTTTCTTGAAAATACATATCACCTGCTTGACCATCAGGATCTAAGCCAACATAATCTTCTATGTAAGACTCTATAGCAGCTGCATGAGCTTGTTTCATATCTTCACTGGAGTTGGGTACTCCACCTATTTCTCTTTCTGTAACTGATAACTTGTTGTAGAGTTTATCAGGTCTATTTATCGAAAACAATCTGTAACCACGTCTTTTTAAATAATACAGTAATCTTGGCTTGTTATTTTCTGCTAATAATGGCATTCCATAAAAATGTAAAGCCATCAATATATCTTCAAAGAAAATATCTGCCGTTTGAGGTCTAGCTATATATTGAAGAAAAAAACTATGAGATGGAGCGTCTTCTAAATTAAACTTAGTTAACCCATGTAAAGATCCATTAGAACCCTTACCATCTACAGTACCTGATATATCATAGCTATCACAGCCAAAAGCTCCAACGTGCTCATTACCAGGAAATTTCCCTCCATTCTTTATTATCACATTGTTTTGAAGATGTTTAGGTGGAATCCAAGAAACCTTAAATCTTCCCTGTTTATTTGGAGTAAATATTACTTTTGTATCTTTAACTCCATTTTCCCACATGAAACTACCTTGTGTAACATTTGCGAGATTATTTAAATCTTCGTTGTTATCAATTTGCTCATATATTTTAACTAAGTTAAATAGTGATTCCTTAGTCTCATCTCTAAAAGCATGCTTTTCTGTACGTGGAAATTGTCTGTAATATTCATTTAATCCATCTTGGTCTTCCTTTAATCCTTCTACTTCGTTTTCCCAATGTTCTATTACTCCAATTTCAATGTAATTACCATCTATACCTAATGTAGGTTTATCTGGCGTCTCAAACACGGGGTATCCATAACGGTCTATAAAACCTTCAAAATTCCATTCCATTGGAATAAATAAAGAATATAACCCTTCTTTAGTTTGACCGTTCCTGTTTCTTTGTAAACAATTAGATCCACTATATATATCTTTAAAATTTTGTCCTCCTTTATCAAGAGCATTAGAAGTAGAACCCATCATGCATTTGCCAATAATTCTACTACCTAATCGTAAACAAGTTTTAGTTACTTTCCAGTTGTTCTTTATGTTATCAGGTCTTTCCCATTTACCACTTTCATCATGGCCTAATAGTTTTAGTTTTTCACCATCATAACTATTATCTCCTGTATTTTTCCAATCTATAGTAGTGTCTAATCCATCTAATTCTCTAAGCTCTTCATTAACTTCCAGCTTTCTACGTGTGAGTTTAGATGCCGGAACCCTATATGCCAATTCGGTTTTAGGGCGATCCATACCATCTTGGATTGGTTTGAAGAAAAACGGATAATTAATCGAGATTGGTACAACTTTATCTGTGAACATTTTTTTAGCATCTGCACCAGTTTTAGATAGAATCCCGTATCTACTGTCGGATGATATGGTTGCTTGATTAACCAGTTCAGCTGAACACATGAATGAAAAACCGGATCGTCTGTTTTTAAGATAACACATTCCATAAGCTCGGGCGTCAGCTTTACAAGCTTCCCAGAATATAAAGAATAGTCTATTTGCCTCTCTGTAGTCAGGTGCTCCAACGTCAATTTTTGACCATTGCAAGTACATGTAATGAGTACCAGTAATATAAGTAGGATTGCCATTATTAAAAAACCAAAATCCCTCGTCTCTTCTTCTAAATTCTTCATCTATATAATCCCACCATTTACCTCTAAACTCTTCAGGATATTTCTCCCAGTCAAATCTACTCTTTATTCTCTTTAGTTCTTTCGGGTATTCAAATTGTTCCCAGTACTGCTCCTCTTTATCTTCGCTTCGTTTAAATGGTTCATTAACTTCTGGTAATGCAATGCGGAGATTTTGTATCTCAATGATCTGTCCAATTTTTCCAGTTTTACTTATTACAATAAAATCGTAGTCTTTGTTATAACCATAATCCCATTTTTTTAACTTGTTTTGTTTTTTAAGTATTTTGGGATTAACAACGTCTTTTAATTCTGTCCATAAGGTTTGCTTGTAACTCATTTACTTCTCCCTTCTGCAAAGCCCTTAAATTTTCTAACTGGTTTTTCGTCTACGTTTTTTGGCTTTTCTTTTAACATTTCTTCTTCTTCTTGAATTCTTTGTAGAATTTCAAAAGCATCGAATATAGCAAGTTTTTTAGTGGCAGCTGCGTTTTTCAGTCTGTCCGCAGACACATCCTCCCCTGTATCTACAATTTCTTCTTTTGCTACTTTTATCAGTTCCTTCACCGCTTCGTGTCCAGCTTGGATTATATATTTCTTCGTCTCCTTTATGTTCATGCTTTATAATAATATCTTTAGATTTCATACAATATAATAATTCATTATCTATTATAAATTCAAATTCTCGTTCAGGTTTAAACGAAACAACGTCTCCTTTCCAAATATCTATTTCATTTAACAAAGTATTGTTATACTTAACAATACCTTTTTGTTTTATAGTTTTATCTAGGTTAGTTTCATCTTTACTTTTTAAAGGTGTAATAAAACATCTTTCTCCAAAACACTTCCATTCATCTTGCTTATATAAGTAAACCTGATCCATACTGCAGAAGTATAGATCTTCTTTAAAGTAAGATCTACTATTTCTTTCTTTCTCCTTAACATCGTACCATCTTCTAAAGATGTTGTGGTGTACTCTAACTCTGTCTCCTTTTTTAATAGGTTGTTTAAAAGCTAATGGTACACTTACTACTACAGCTTCCGTACTGATGGCTTTAAAGTTTTCAATACTAGTGTTAACTATTAGTTCTTTATCACCAAACTTTTTAACGTTATTATACCTACTTTCTACAGGGGTTATTATAAAGTCATATAAACTATTCACTGTACTCTAGATCAAATTCTACTGCAATAGCCATGTTTGAGTTAAACTTCTTCCATGGTAATACTTCATCGTTCTTTTTTATATAAATTAAGTATTCTCCATCTTTACTATCTCCTATTATATCACAAATAGTATGACCTCCGTAGACCGATTGACCTACGGAGTAATGCATTGCTTCATTCTTGTAATCTGCACCTATACTGATTTTCCTTATCTTATTCAGCATTAGATAAAACTTTTAATTCAGTTTTTTCTTCCTCTTTCTCGATTTCAGTGTATTCTCCAGTGTTTACATTAATGTTTACACTTCCATATTCTTTCTCGAGTTCTTTTTTAAACTCATCTACAGATTGACTAATAGTACTTATCCTGTGCAGCATGTTATGCTTCTGAGTTTCTATATACCCAATTTCAGTAAAAAGATTATTTAATTCTTTTTGTTGATCTTGTATTGTTTTTAATTGTTCTTCTTTTATTTTTTTCATTTAATTAAATTTTAATTATT